CCTTTCACGGAGTTCGCACTTGAACTGTTCAAGTGCATCCTCACCGTGATGGGCCATAAACCTTAGAACATTTGCAATTCTTTGTTGCAAGTCTAGATGATCACCAATACATTGCTTAGGTGCATAGCAGAGTTCCTTGTAAATGTCCTGTTTTGGCATTGGCGCCAAAATGGCCTCTCTATCCTGGAGAAAAGAACTCTTCAAGAAAGTGAGGTCAGTAACATGACATGAATAAGGAATGATGCCTGTTTTGAGGGCATCTGTAATATTGTATCCAAAAAGTGATACAATTTCTTTTATTAGAGGACCATTAAAGTACTCTAAAGCTGGTGGAATGACTGTCATAATGATGTCATCTCCATACGTTAACATTTTAACATCACGATCAAAATGCGCCATTGAAATGCTCTTTCCCTTAACTTGTCTTCCAATGACATAAGCGGTACTCATGATGTAATAATTACAAACGGAATTAAATACGTCAGTAAAAGGATTGCCACTTTTATTTCCTTGCGATGATTGGAAGTGGTATGGTCCCATAATGTGATCACCGTCACGAAGAATACGAATGAGAACACTCCTGACGTTATGTTCTTCTTGTGTTCCGTTGTGATAAAAACGTTTCACTACATCCTCAAAAAATTGAAAAGCATCTGCATTGACACTTCCATCAAAATTCTTGTAATCAAAGGCATGACCTTGATGAGAATGGTTGGATAACTCAGTCCAATAATATTTCCAAGTGACCTCCTTATCAGCTCCAATTCCATGGTAAAAAGTAAATCCTGATCGGGTTTTATAATAATCAAGAAAACTACCAAAATAACGACGAACTAAGATGGTGAATTCAAGTCCTGGCTGCTCAAAGACACGAGTCTTCACGTCAATGACTTTTTGTAGAGGTCTAAGTTCATCCTTGTTAGTACTAACCCAGAAGGTTTGAAATTTGATAGCCCTCTTCGCCATATCTTCACACTGTCGTAACCTCTCACAAAAAGAAGCTTTCCATAATGGAATGACA